GGCATACGACTCGAAAGTGAAGTTCAACGACTCACTGGGTATGGCGAAACAGTTCAACAATGCATACGTGGTTTGCGTTCATGGTGGTATCGGTACTGCGAGCGATTTTGTTGCTTCAAAGGTACGTTGGTGGGGTGTATTCTACAATCTGTGTCAGGTTATTGGACGTGTCAGCGGAAAGCCTCCCTATATCCCCGTTACCAACAAGACAATCGGTGGCGATAAACTTCAACACATTCCTGACGAGAAGGAAATGGAAAAGGCTGTTAAGGCTGGTTTGGTTGTGGTTTATCCGAACCCGTATCTCGGTCGTTTCGTGGTCTTACAGGGTGTTACAACTTTGCAAGATAACAAAACATTATTCAACAAAAAAGGTCTCTCATTCAGCATCCAGTTCATGCGTGTTATCGCACAGTTGAACAAAGAGTGTGTGGTGAATGCAGAAATTGACCTGTTGGGTGATGAAAACGGTGTAAACTTGAATACCTTGTCAAAAGGTGCTCTTGAGACTTGGACAATCAATTTCTTGCAATCACGTGTGGCAACCGCTAATCAGGACAATTTGATACAGCGTTTCCAGAATGTAGTTGCAACCCGAATTGAGGACTACTACGATGTCACCTATGAGGTGGTGGTGAACAGCGAAATCACTAAGATTTTCTTCACTGGATTCTTACTTAAAAATTAAAAGATATGGCAAGAGGAAGAGTTTTTACAGCACCGAAAGCGTTTATCAAAATAGATAACGAGGTTGCAGGATACGTCCGCAACCTGACTTTCTCAGAGAACGTACAGCGTGCAAATGTACAGGGACTCGGCAGCCTGACTTATCAGGAGGCTCCCCCTGTGGTTTACACTTGTCAATGGAGTGTTTCCCAATACTTCATCTCGTTCAATACTCCGATTATGAAGAAGATGCTGAAAAAGTTCGGAAGCATAGCGGAGATTAAGAACAGTTTGGTTCTGGGCGACATTGCGTTCGACATCACGGTGTATGCTAAGACGGTATCAAGCGAAGACGCTGCGACGAAACTTGTTACCGAAGTTGATAACACGGGTGAAACCATTGCTCGTCTCCAAGGCTGTCTGCTGAACACACAATCGTTCAGCGTTCAAGAGGCTGGTCTTGCGGGAACCGACATCAGTGGTATTTATCTTGAACCAATCAGCATGGCAGGGTAATCCTGCCTTGCTTTAAATAAGAAACGATTATGATAAAAGATGAAGTAACAATTGAAATCAAGGGTCACAGTTACCCTGTGAAGTTCCCCACAGTGGGACAGTTCTATCAGATTGAGGCGATGAAGCAAAGCCTGTCAAGAGGCTTCTATAACTCAATGGTCATGAGTCCTTCGGTTCAGGCTCAACACGCTTTGGACATGATTGACATTGAAGCAGCCATTGTGGTTCTTTGTCCTAAACTGATAGAGGACTTGAAAGTGAAGAACTTTTCAGAACTTGACGTCAGGGATTATAAACTTATCCGCGATGAATACTTCAAGACTGTTGCTCCGTTCTTCAAAGAAATTACTGAACTGCTTAAAGGCGAAGAAAGTGATGACGTAAAGAAAGAGGAGTAACATGAGACGTTCTGAACTGATACAGGGTGTGGTCAGTTGGAATAATAGATTCCCGTTGGACAGGTGGTGGCGAATAAAGCATAATGTTTCATTTATGTCCCCTGAACATCGGGAATCTTCTTTTATATATCAACTCCTTGAGTTCGAGGAAGACAAGTTATATCTAAAAGAGTTTCA